ACCTCGATTAGGCTACAGACTTTGAACTCCCACCCCCAGATGCGTAGGCTTAGGACCCTGCGTAAGCGATTAATATCGCAAAACAGTTCCATTACCGTGCTTGGGAGATTTGTCAAAAAGACAGGTCGAACAGGTGTGCCTTTAAACCAATCTGCGCCGCAAGATTCCCTAAACGGTCCGTGTAAAAAGGACTTTTCAGGATTTACGGAAAAACCGCAGCGGTTCAACATTCGGATGACGGGCTCAGCGAGTGGTTTCTGAACGACTAAATCGTCGCCATAAACTGCGCACTTATCCCTGTCAAACGACCTCGTCTCAGCTCTAGTCACTCCATATACGATGGAAGCGAAAATTGCTGATTCGAGCGCAAAGGTATAACCATTACCCATTGAAGAAATCTTTTCATATGAAATGATTTCACCATCTAACTCACCTTGCGGTGACCGGATGGCTGTTAGGTAGGTATACCACTGAACAGGCAGGAGCAAACGACAAGTCTCTAAGGAGATAGAGTCCGACGCTGCTGCAAGGTCCAGAGTCACGTATGACTCCGGGCTGTCCCAATGAAGGGACCCCAGACGAGCAAGTTCTTGATTCTTAGTTTGAGAGTCTAGGTCAACGCCCCATTTCTTTAAACGGCGGCGAATGAATCCATCGACTCCCAATTGTAAGTACAAGTTCATGCTCGGTTCAATTGCGATAGAACGATCTGTTAGAGCGTTCTTCGGCACGAAAGTGATGCGGTTGCCCGGTACGACGTTTAGTACTGATGACCAAAATCGCTCTTGATCGAGGACGGCGTGTTTAGGGATCCCATGATGGGCCCTATAGTCGTCTTCGAGAGCGCCAAGCCACCTAACGTCGTCCATAATGGACAAACGGGCTAGGCTGAGTGCGTCCTTAGTACACGAGTAAGGCCAGTTCCCATATTTATGATATGAGGACACTGCCCTTTCCTTAGTGTCTAGGTTTGCACCCGGTCCATGACGCGACCAGAACGTCAGTTTGGCTCTACTAGGCAGAATTTGCCCTAAGAGCCGGTGAAGAAAGTCTCTCGCATAAGTAAAAGCGAGAAGCTCTTGTTCCTCAGTCAAGAAGGCTAGGGTCTTCGAACCAATTTGGTTGAAAGACAAACATGCCTCCTCGGCGGCTAAGAATTTCTCCTTAGCCACGTCCCGTCGCGCTTGCGCGTCGCCGGGAAATTGGAACTTCTTCAGTAGTGCTGCGACCTGATATCGGGCAAACATTTGTGTTTGCTTAATATCACAAGAGTTAGTACCCTGTGGACCCCAGGCCTCCGCTAGCACGAGGTAAGCAGTATAATCGCGTTTTCTGATTATACCCTTAACCTCTGAAACTTCGCTAGCCGTAAGGCAGTCGCTTAGGTCATCGACCAGACGGTCGAGCACTCTCCAAGGATAACTCCTCGGAACGTGCACCTTCACCTTTTGGTGTAGGTTCTTACTCGATTTACTACGTTTCATAGTAGAACGACTCCTCATTTGGAGCGGGTAGAATTACCCGCGGTTACGTTTGGCTGCCACTATAATGTCTATTAGACGAAATAGTGGGGTGAGAATAGCGAATAACAAATCTTTCGTGATTCGCATATTTTACACCATCAGCTGAATGTTCACCGAATCCATCAGGGTGTCGTTATCGAGCATGGCGAGTGCACGCTGCCGCAGTTTAACCACGGTAGCCGCCGGGGTCCCAACAGGGACTGAGAAGGACAATTCCAGGATGATCGGAGCGGTCAACGTTGTTGCCGAATCGACACCAGCGACCTCAACGTCTTCCGTAAACTTCACGGTCGACTTAGAGACGCCTTTGGAATTTCCACTCTTGTTCGGGAACGTACGGTAAAGTGCGAGGATATCTCGCGCCTCCGGAACATGTGTACTACCAATGTACACGGAGCGATTCTCAAATTCTTGATAACGCTCATAAGTTTCGTTGGCAGGATTGCCGTCGTTCGCAGCATCTACAGATAAAACGATTTGGTCGGCTTGCATAGCCACCTCCTGTACTTGCGGTATAATTGTTAGAACTTACTAGATGTAAGTCCTTTTAAAATTATACCAAGGTCAGCAATTTTGAACGCGTCTAGGCGCACCCCAATGGTGGGCCATACGTTCAAGGTTGGGTCGACAATACGTTCAAGCACATTCTGCTTGTACCCATACTTGGTAGACCAACTAACAGAGTTAGTCCGGTCATACCCAGTAAGGGTCGAACGTAACGACGACATGGTGTTGATGGCAGTGATTTCTTCTTTCACTGTCACCCACGAGGCTAGCTGAGTTACCCCAGCGTTTGGTGTTAAGGCGCTTATAGCAGTACCAACGTTTAAGAACCAGTCGACGATGAAACTGAAGGGTACTAACTCCCAAGCAGTTTCGGCTAACTGGTCAATGCCGAATATCTGGGCATTGGTCACGTTGACGCTACAAAGCACTCCAGCACGCGCGGATACTGAATAGGTAGCGGTTCGGGCCATAGTGGCCTCGAGTCCCCAACCTACAACGGTATCAGGCACACTGTCGTTTGCCTTAACTGATCCGCTAGCATACCCTCTAAATGTCCGACGATCGTAAGTTCTTGTTTCCGCTTGAAGCGAATTCAATAGCCCATTCACGTCATAAAATAGAGGTCTGATAGCGTATCGTAATTCCATGTACATGTTTGCTAACTCCTTCTTACTAAACTGTTTCTTGAGTGCCGCGGCGTCCAATTTTCGGACAGCGCGGATAATCTTGAGCAGCTTGTAGAGGGAACTCGCAAAGAAGTCCACGGTTTTACGACTTTCGGCCAACGTCGCTAATGCTAACATCTCAGATGTATCGATATTAGCATGCGCCTTTTGCACTGCAAGGTCTATAACTCTAGACCGTTCAGCAGCCATCTCCGCGTCGAAACCAGTAACGGTTCCGATTTGGTAGGTGTCTGCCATTGCAATGTTTCCCGAAACAATAGTGCCTGCCCAACCACGTGGAGCAACAAGATCGGTCCTAGTAAAAGACCTGTTATGTGCTGCCGCGGGCGGATAGAACACTTCGGTGTCCACTTTACGGAAGGGATTATTAATAATCGCCCCGTTGCGGATCCGTTTTCGGAAATCGGCTGTCACCACATCAGTAATGGTGGATGACGACGACGTCTGATGGAAACTACGATCTGTTGTAGTTGTCGTCTCAGACGTTGATGCAGCATGGTAGACGGTTTGCGTGCTTTGGCACGCTCCATCTTCCGGGCTGAATGCAGTTGACCTCGTCCTTGGACCAGGTGTAGCCATAGGATCCTCCTATCGGAGGCCTAGTGACTACGGACGTCTTGGCGGTACCATTCGCCTCGATAAAACAGTACCACCTACCCCCGTGACTAACCATTATGGTCGTCGCAAGGGCAGGATCCCACACCATGTGGGGCGGTAATCAACCGCTGGTTTCCCCGAGAG